ACAGGAAGTATTACAAACGCACAGGAACTGAGACGCAAAATTAAACCAATCGGGGCAAATGTGGATAACTCCCATCCAAATCTGTGGATAACCTGTGGATAACTCGAAAATCGGCAAATCGAAATCTGGCAGGGAGGCGGAGAGGGAAAGAGGCGGAGGGTGCATTATTGGGGTACTTGATAATGATATTGATTCGCATTTGCAAATCGTAACCAAGGATGGCAATGACTCTAACCAAGCAATGCCTCTAATCCTTGACAGAATCGTCTACAGCAAGGTTTTCTAACTCATCCTCATCTACCCCAAGGAAATCGCATAAATCGATTCTAGGGCGGTATCCAAGCCTCCAGAGGATTGCATAGCAATCCAAGACATCCTTGAACCCTTTAGTGATGTTCCCATTGCCAGCACACAACAGGATTGTCCTTTGCTCCTCAGTCAGCTTACGCCTGAATTGGACAGTGTTAAGTTGTGGACTCGCCATCACTTCTTATGCGGCAAGTGAAACATCTTAGGCGGCTCACCACCACCATACACAGGCTCTAGGTCATCTTCCATGTCATCAAAGCCAGAGCCTTTACTGATAGGTGCTGTCTTTTTGAACATCTTGACCTGTGCAGTTGGGTCTAGTGCTTTGATTGACATGATCTCTTGAACAAAGGGGTCGGCTAGGACAATCTCAAACTCTTCCAGAGTCCAGATTGTGTGCAAGTCTTTGCGCTCACGCTGTAGGTCAAGGCTTTCGTTAACGGTCTGGACAACTGCCATGATTTTTCCATCCTGAGTTTTCCACTCCAAGAACTTGATGGGTGGGTTTTGCGGCACTTCATTATCTGTACCCCACTTCTCCAAAGCCTCATAACCTTTGACCATTCCTTGAACTGCTTTGCGTAGCCTATCAATATCTTTCTTGTCGGTAGCATCCCAAACCCTACCCATCTGCACCCAAAACTTCTCTCTAAACTCACTGTCAACTAAAGTAATCAATCTCTCGCAACCCCATTTCTGATGATGTTGCTCTTTCCTTGTCTCCAATTCTGTAAGACAAGCACTAGCCTGAATATTCCAAACACTTGGCTCATACCTTTTCACCTCAACTTGGGGAACATCTTTTCTTGACTTTAAACGACTCATTTTCAATTTCCTTAAACAAAGAGACAAGGGGACAAAGGGACAGGAGACAAACCCCTTGTTATAGACAAGGGGAGGTTTGTCCCCATCTCCTCGGAGGGACATTTTGGGACATTGTCCCCGTTTGTCCCCTTTGTCACTGTATAAATAAACATATCAGAAATTCTCCGAATTAGACTTCAACCACACCCAACCAGACCCAATAACAACCTTGTTCACGCTCACCAATCTCTCCCTTGCCCGCAACCAAGCCTTCTTGAAAGTCGCTTTATCCTCTTCAGAGCAACCCTTCATGCTCCAAAACTCAGCCCTCCAATCATCTAAACTCACCCCATACCGACTAGTACCATCTACTTCACGATATGATGCTTTAGCCTTAATCACTTTCATTAACGAATCCATCTCCAAACGCTGATTTAGTCCAAAGCCAGCATTGTTTTTACCAGCTTTTGAGTTCCCACCAGCTATGTCTTGGTTGTGCCTAATAGCCAAACTGGTGTTAATTTCAAAGCCTAGCGTTGATGTTCCAATCTCCACCAGTACGATCTCAATGCCCACTTCGATGGAGTCAGCACCGTCTTTCTGTTTTGACACTTTGAGGATGGCGTTCCCTATCACGCTCGCGTCTGACGAGTTGATGACTGAATCCTGTCTCACGATCTCAAGCACCGTATCGCACCCACCTAGCAATGAACTATGCCCACGCAAACCCTTGGAAATGTCCTTACCTGTATGGTGAATCACCAGCAAGGCACATTCAAAGATTTCCTGTAGCTTGCCTGTTTGGGTGATGAATCCACCCATATCCTCAGATGATGACTCGTTGAACTCACCGCCAGCCATCCTCATCAGGGTATCCAAGATGATGAGTTCTAAGGGTTCACCAATCTCAGCAATCAGGTCATTGATAGCGTTGAGTAGTTCGGTGAAGTCCTCGGGTGACGATCTCAGGTTCAGTTGCGCCCGAATGATGTACAGGTTTGCGCCATCTGGACTCTGGTTCTGTATCTTGCAAGCCGACACCCTTGCGCCCATACCGCCATACCCTTCACCCGATATGAATAAAACTGCCCCTTTCTTAGGTATCTTGTAACCCATCCAATCCCTACCAGTTGCTATCGCCTCTGCCAAATCCAAGGCAATAAACGACTTCCAACTGGCAGGGGGTGCGTACAGGGCTACGAATGCTTTCTTGGGGATGATCGACTCCACGAGCCACTCTACTGGTTCATCCTTAATGGAGTCCCAAGACTCGACCAGTAGCTTCTTTCGGGTATTGGGTTGCTGTTGCTGTTCTTCTTTAGGTTCATTGTTGTGGTTTAACAGGTCATCAATTGCTGATTCAATCAATCTTTTGGGTGTCAGGATGACATCTTCATGCGTCAAGGGCTGAGACTTCTTGGCTTTGCTTGCCAGTATTTCCTTTGTGCCTGAGTATTTATGCACAAACTCGTGTGCATCTTCCTTTGGGTTTGGCAACTCAAGATCAATGACCCTGATGCTTTTGGTTGTGCCAAGCAACGACTGAACGATCTTGTCTGCATAACCCCAACCAGCGGCATCATTGTCTGGCACTACAACGACATTTGCGCCAGCAAAGTACTGGTTCAGGTCTTGATTCCAACCTCCTGCACCAGCGTGCGAGGTGGTGGCTACGACCCCCAAACTGCACAAGGCATCTGCCGCCTTTTCACCCTCACAGATGTATATTGCTCTTCCCTCGGCAACTGCCTGTTGCACCTCGGGCAGTCTGTAAGGCACTATTCTGCAATCTCCCAACTTCCCAACCCGAGTGCCATCAGCCATGACTCTGAGAGTCTTATAGGTCTTACCTTTGGCATCAAAGGTCTTGTATCTTTGCTTGAGGAATAGGGGTAACTCGTTCTCGTCTGTATAGACCCATTCATTCTCTAGGATTGGTATTGCTGGCATGATGGGTCTGACATTTGATAGGTATTCTGGTCTGTCTGGTAGCTGTGGGAGGAGTCCCATGTCCTTGATGGTGCTAAACACTGCTGACTGTTCGCACCCACCATGACACTTAAAGAGTATGTTGCCATCCTCACCATCTGTCACTGAGAGGGATGGATTCTTGTCTCCATTGCCCTGACCATGATGAGGAACAGGACAACTTGCTAGGTAACCATTGCCTACCTTTTTTGCATTGCCCAAGGTAGTGGCTATTTGTTGTGCTGACATTTAGAGTCCAATTTACGAGAGACAAAAAAACCAGAGTTCTCCCCCGAAAACTCTGGTGCGGATAGGTTCAGTGTTTAGCTGAACATCTCATCATCACTTTGTGAGGGTGCTGGCTTGCTATGTGCTGGCTTGGCTACTTGCTTTGGCGCATCAAAGGGTGAGGTTGACTCATCATCAGCACCACCTTTTTGCATAGCCGCTGGTCGTGCTACCCAACTCACCACCTCAAACAATGGCACTCGTGTAGTTCCCTTGCCGACCTTTTCGGGGCGTGAACCCTTGTACTCCACCACTGGCAACTTACCGGCATTGGCTGATTGCTGTGCTTGCACTTGCTTCCAGAGAGCCTCTAAGCCCATGTTAGCCCCTGCACCGTTGGCACTAAATTCGGCAACCCCCATCTTTTTGTTGAAGAAAGTTGCACGAAAGCCACGCTTATGATCGGCACTTGGCTGTGCGCCTTTCTGACCAAGACTGCCATCAGGCAAGAATTCAAAGATGCCAGTTGCAATCAGCATCCAACCTGTTTCCAAGTTCTCATGGTCAAAGACTGATTTCTCAAAGGTGAACTCACCATCTTGGTTAGTCCATGCGTTTGATTGGGGAGAGAAGCGAATGTAGTTGCCTGAGCCGCCGCTGTTTGAAAGGTTTAAGTTCATTTGATGTTTCCTGTTTAAAGTTGAAGTTGAAAAATGTGACTGATGTCACTGTGGGGGATTGGGGTTGGGATTATTGACTAATACCCTTGTCTCTGGCAAGCGTCAATCCTGACGATATGCGAGAAGTTAAAGGTTCAATGGACTCCTTTAAGCCTTTGGGTAGCAGTTTCTCTGCCTGTGCAGGGGTGATGAGTTCGGTCTTCGTTATCTCTTTGATGCCCATGCCAAGAAACATGAGATGCTTCATAGCCTCATCTTCTGAAGTCCAAGACCTCAACGCTCTTTTGGGTGCGAGTTGCCATCCAGCAATCACAGCACCCTTTTCCATGCGTTTAAGGGCGTGATCTCTCACCGCCTTGATGTAGTCCTCGACCATATCGAACTTTGTCAGCAAGACGCTGATCTGCTCCTCTGTCAGCACTTCAACTGGAGGTGCAGAGTGAACTACCTCAACCATGTTTGCTTGTGCAGGGCAAATCGTTTTAGCCGCACAGTATTGGCAAGCAGAGTCAGAGGGTACAGGAGGGAATGCAGGGTTCAGTGCATTCTCAATCGCAGGGGTCAGGATGTAATGCTCCCAATCAACCAACTCCTGAGTTGTCATTGTGTGTTTGCGTACCTCACCATGATGAGGTTGGATAATCCAGAGTTCGATGGTGTCTATATCTTGGTATAGACCACCAGACTCCATAGCCGCCAAACTGTATAGCTTGAGTTGATCTGATTCGGCATCGACATACCCTCTACCAGTTTTCAAGTCTGCAATGATGAGTTTGCGCTTCTCTTTGCTTATGCCAATGACATCGGCAGTACCACCGCATTTGTATGTAGGAGATTCTTGGTAGGGTAAGAACTTCTCAACAGATACTGTCTCATCTCCCAACTCTACCTCTATGTCCCAAATGGCTTGTAGGTGTTGCATTGCAAAGTCACAGTTCTCCTCTGTCATTGTGATGCCCTCAAACTCTTTACCGACAAAGGTCATGGGGTCTGAAATAGTCTTATAGCAATGCTCTGCCAGTGCATGAACTGCAGTGCCAATCTTTGCCGCCTCACCACCCTCAACATAAGGCACTTGTGCTGATAACCTGACGCTTGCAGGACAAGCAATGGTGCGTCCAATTCCTGATGGTCTGATGTTCAGTTGCTTTGTTGCCATGATGATCTCTCGATGTGGTGATGTTCAATGAGTAATTGGTACGCTAGTTGTCTGGTTTCGTTTGATACTGCATGACCCAAGTCTTCAGGGTCAAGGATGCGCTTCAAGAAAACAACAGTGTTCTGGTTTTGCCTTCTCTCTTGCTCAAGTTGAGAGGCAAGCCAGACGATGTGCTCGCGCAAAGTGTCTCGTTCTTTGTTATCCATGATTAGTCTCAATTTTTTTAAATAGGAAACGAACACCATACGATTTAGCAAAAGCAATAACAGTGTTGATTGCAACTATTGCAATGTTTGCCTCTGTAGTTGCTTCTATACCAAGCAATGGAAAGAAAATTAAATTTGATATGAATATCAAAATAGTTCCAAAGAAAACTTGTGCGGATGCTTCTATGAGTTGCATTTAATCTCCACAAAAACAGGATATTGCTTCTTCGTTTGGGTCAAACATATCAATCTGTTCTTTGCTGAACTTAATCATTGACGAATAGGTAGGACGGTCTTTTGAGAATCTACCACCAATGATTTCCTCTTGTTTTGCCCACCAAGTTGCACGATCTGGCTCGTGCTGAATGATAGACATGAGTTGATGTGCGCCCTTCATAAAACATAGATCACAGTTGCCAAGTGGTGTAATTTTGTCAACGAATTGCAAGCCAAGATCAAAGTCGTTTTGACTCCAAAACTGTTGTACATGGGTTTGTGTAACTCCAGCCAATGCCAAAGGCGCATGAACTGTTTGCCTGAGCTTGCTGACTCGTTTAGGTTCATCAGCACGAATACCCGCCAAAGTCTGAAAATCCTCGTAGCCCTTTGATTTCATAAACCTTGTGATGGGGTGAATCTTTAATTCTGTTGTGCAGAACCGCATCACTGAGTTGGGTAGGAATTGTTTGTATTGAATCATTTGCTCAAATGGCTCACCATTTCTAGCCGCTGTTTCAAATGTAACTTCCTGAAATTTCTGATCATTTCTAGCATATTCAAGCCAAACGATAGGTATTGCCCATTTGTCTTGACAGTCTTTGACGAACTTTAAAGTTGACTCGTGTTCCTTACCTGTGTTGCAAAAAATCACAAATGTGTTATCTGGCAAGGTCATGTTGTTAGCGTCAAGTATGCAGTAAAGCATATAGGCACTAGTCCTACCGCCTGAAAAGCTAATACAGGTAGGTTCTTTAATTTCAAATGGATTAGCCATTCCTGTACCCCCAAAGTGCAATCAAACTGGCATCACTACGCCCATCATCCTTGACCCTCTTAAAGAGGCTCATGTGTTCAGGGAACAGTTCCATCGCTCTGGCTCTTGAGCCATCCTTACCGCCAACAACACCCATTGCCTTAATCCAAGTCTGTGGGGTCATCATGGTGGTCTTGATCTGTAGGGCTGTTAACACTCCCTCTACAACACCAAGACTGCGCCCCAGAGAAAAGACTGAAGTCACGCCTTGCCCACTCATAGCGAACACCTTTTCAGTGAATGCCTCGTTGGGGTCAAATTCCTTGACGATCTGAACCAACTCAGGCACTGACACCTGACGCTTGTTCTTGCCATTGCGGGTAAGGGTGACTGTAGGCATATCCTCAACCTTGACCAGTTCCCCATCGACTATGAGGGCTAGAGCACCATTCAGACCGCAATCAATACCAATGGTGCGCCTAGTCATTTAACAGCCCCTGTAGAGCCTTAAAACGAGCCTGAATCAGGGAATCTACCGACTCATCTAGCCGCCTGATGGTGGTGACAAGTGGTATGGTTTTACCTGTGGCATATCTGGAGACTTGAGCAGGGTGAAAGCCAGCATGACGAGCAACATCGGTGATGGTGTAGCCAGCCACTTCAGCCTTTTCCTTAATGTTTTCAATGGTTTGCATAGTTTGTGTGTTCATAGTGCAGGGGAGTCTAGAGACTTTTAATTGATTGGTCAAGCCCTTTGTGATTTAATAGTTGAGTTAATTGTGGGGGATTAGTTACAGGGTAGTTGACAAGGTAGTTAACTGTGATATGATTCACTACATCAACAACGCAATTCAACTTTTTGGAGGTCACATGACCGATTTCACTTTCTCTCCCGCTGATTTCAACGCTACCACTATTTTGGTGGTTGCCAATACTGTTGATGCCAAGGAATACTTGGCACAACGCTATGGTGTTGGTTGCGTCTCAATTGAGGTTCGCAAGTCCTCTGCACCAGAGTTTGCGGATTCTTTTGAGTTTCAAGGCTTGTCCTACTCTTAACCCCAAGGGGGCATAGACCCCCAACTTTAAGGAACACCATGTACCCAATTGACGATTCAGAAGCAGAGGAGATCAAGTCTGAGGCTCGTCACCTCAGACGCTACCGAAACCTCTTGGCTAACCACCCCGACTGTCGTGACCCTGACCACCCAACCTGTGAACTCTGTGAGGAGAATGATGATGACGCTTAAGCAAACCCTGCAAGCCACCCTAGTGGGCTTGATTCTGGCTGTGCCTTTCCTGATTGAGATTGCAAAGGAGATGGTGAAATGAACAACCCATCAGCATTTCCACTTCATCCCGAACATTGGCAAGAAGAAAACCAAGGTATCACAATGCGGGACTATTTTGCGGCAAAGGCGCTTCCAATCTGCTACCAATATTGGATGACCGATTTCCACCATCCCGATATTGTGGACGGTAAGGATAGGAATGCAGGTCATAGAAATGATTTTGACCAAGGTACAAAGGAATTGATTGCTGAAGATGCCTACGCAATGGCAGACGCAATGATGAAAGCGAGGGAAGCATGACACCACTCCAAGACTTCTGCCAAGAGCCTCGCACTATGGAAGACCTTGTAGAGGCAGGGTTCAAGCCTAATAGCGTCTATAGCGCAGTCAAAAAGGGTGAACTCACGAACACCAAGGCAACTGATGATTGGGGGCGCAGGACGCATGGTAAGGGCTTGTTCCTGTCCACAGTCACCATCGCACCCATGAACTTCACCGCATTACAAACTGCATGGAACACACAACCACAAGGAGAGACGGCATGAGCATCGAAAAAGACTTAGAAGAATTGATTGCCAAGATTGCGCCTAGCAAAGACATCGCTGGTGGCTTTATGAGTCGTGACCAGATCATTCAACTCATCCGCAAGGTGGCAACAGACGCATCCCTGATCGGGTACTGCCACGCTGAGAAGTTGACCAGAGAACGCATGGACAAGAAACTCACGGTCATTGAGCAAGAGTTGACCATCATCAAAGAGCAACTCAAGGATACTGAGATCGAATTGATTGTTGCAACCAAATGAGCCACTGGCACAAGGTCATCATAGCTTTGCTCTGTGCTGGCGCACTCTTTTATTTTGACTTTAAGGAGGTGAGAAATGTTCGAGACAATGACAAATTTTCTTCTCATAGCGACACTCGCATTCGCATTGGGAATAGCCGTATGCGTAGCATTTGTTTTGTGGCTACTAAGAGAAAGCGAACACGAGTGATCTGTCCAGACTGCCAGAAGTGGGTCAGAGATGTAGGGGCAAAAACCTACAGTTGCACCGACTCAAAAATTAAAAGAGGATTTGTTTTCACTCACAGGGGTAGAGCATGAAAGGTGGCGCAAGAGTAGGGTCAGGTAGGAAGCTACCCGACATTGACGAGCGTAGAGCATTCAGTTTGTTTGAACAAGGCTTTAGCAAGCTAGAGATTGCAAACAGGTTTGGTGTCAACTACAACAGTTTAAGAACCATCTTCCGCAAAGCGGGTAAGTTCAAACCATCAAAGAAAAAGAAACCATGACTGAATTCAACGACACTGAACGAGAAAGCAAGGTTAAGCAAGAGATCATCAAGAACCTACCGATTAAGACCCAGCAACAGGTCTATGACGAGTTACGCAATGACATCCTTGAACAGGTAGTTGTTGAGATTGAGAAGATGCAAGGGTTTGGAAAAGATACTCTTGATTCGTTTGGGATATTTATTAGAGGGATGAAGCGATGAATTCAGCATGGGACTACAAAGGTCAACCTTCAATCTGGACAACAGACTCGAAACTCAAGATGATTACTGTGGCAAAGATGAATGGTGAGAATCGCAGAGAGCAAATGAGGAAGATAGAACAGTCTTTAAATGAACGCAAGCAATGCCTCACCTACTCAAAGGCAAATTCCAAGAAATGATTGTCAAGATACGCACTTTTTATGGCAGAAGCAGAGGTCTGCGAGGCGAGAGGGAGACTAAGGTTGACCAAGGCGTAGCTTGGTTATGCCAGAAGTGTGGAGAGGTGATTCTGTACGAACACCTTATCTCCAAACACTTCTGCAAGACTCAGATTAAGCTACAAGTCCATTCAGATAAGTAGTCTTACCGGCCACCTTGGTGGCTGTGAGTGACTGAGATTTAAGATTTGATGGGGAGAATGAGCAATGCACCCACCCCGCATTTGGATCACCGCCTGGCGTGTAAAACTCTAAGATCAATTGAGTGAATTTCAGATTGCTTTCGATCCACGCTGCCAACTCAGGATTAGGTACGCCATCAATCTCAAAATCGCAGGCTTGGCCCTTGCAATGGTCTGAGGTTGCAGACCCTCCAGTAGCTTGGTTCAAAGCAGGACATCTAAACCCTGAGTTAATCTTCACAGGCTTACCAAAGTGGTCACGCACAGGTTGCAGGATGTTCTCGCACAATAAACGCAATGATTCGATTTGTTCTTCATTTGGCTGGTTGTCAATGTCCAATCGATCAGCAGTGTCCGATCTGGTGAGTTCTTTCAGGGTGAAGTTGGCTGATAAGTTCATGGTTTTCCTTTCAAGGTTTCGTAGATTGAGTTGTAGGCTTCGATGCAGGAGTTGAGTTGTCTGGTGTTGGAGTCTCCTTGCTCGGTGATAGCGATAAGAGATTTAGCAATCTCTCTGTCAAGTTCGGCTGTTGTTTGAACGCTATCTCCGCTGGTAGGGGCGGTATCTGTGGTGGTTTGTACGGGGCAGTAGGTTGCTTTGACAGGAATCCGCAACCGCAAAGCCCCATTGTCAATGTCACTATCACGCTTTTGTTTAGCAAGTTTTGCATCTTGATTTGCTTTCTGAAGTTTAGTGGTTTGGGTTTGGATTGCTGAAACTAGGATTTGTTCTTTTTGTCTAGCTTCAGCATTGAGTTTCGCAATCTCAAGTTGCTGACGAGTGATCTCATCCTCTGAACCTTTCCAGTACCCACTTCCAAAGGCACTCAGCACCGCCAAGATGATGCCAAGAAGCACATAAGGGTTGAAGATACTCATTCGTTTGTCTTCCCACGAACATAGGCTTGTGCCGCCATAAACGCAACAACAATCGTTCCCATTGCCGCACAATAAGTTGTAGTCAGCCCTGACAAGGCATTGACCTTCTCTAAGGTTACCCAAGCAGAGGCAAGGAATGCAATCAAGACAGGAGGTGCGCCAAGTGCCGCCCATGCCATGACCCTTTGTTGGTCAGCCATCTTGTCAAGGTTTTCAATCTGAATCATGCGCTCAGACCTTGCCAACTCAGCATCAGTCACTATGCCATCATGGTCAGTATCAAACTTGTCGTACTCTGAATCTTTTTCAAATTGTTTACCCATTTTTATCCCTCTCCTTTTGTTCAATTTGCCGCCTTAACTTCTCAACTTTTTCAATCTGAGACTTTGCCTCATTTTTAGTCTCCAAGATGTCAAGATAAAGAAACCCCATCAATGGCAACAGCAAAGCGATTAAGACACAAGCGGCAATCCATCCCATTATGTCTTCCTCCACTGACTTACGAACAGTAACCACAGCCACAGGTAGAGGAGGAATATAGAAGTCACTGTCAGATACCCTAGCTTTAATCGGAAGTTTCTTTCCTCCTCTTTGCGTAGCCATACCTCTTGCCTCTTAATAGCTTCTTGCCTTAACCTTGCCTGAGTTTGCTCCTCTTCAATCTTGTCCTTCATGCTGAAAACCTCTGAGTACAGTGCACCCATCTCAGGAGGGCTTTGATACACCATACACTCACGAATCTGCACCACTAACGCATCCATCTCTTGCTGTGCCATCACCCTCTTTAAAGCCGCTTCCATGTGGTTCTGGTCAGGGTCATAGACTGTCAGACTCTTTTCTTCTTCTTCCCTTATGTGTGCCGCAAGTTGTTCTTGAAGTCTGAAAAACTCAGTCAGGTTCTTAACGATGTCAACTTTGACTTGAGTTTCGTCAACAGATTTGTAAACAGACTTTTTAGACTTAGCCACAGGCTTTGCAACTTGAGGCTTTGGGCTAAGAGCAAAGAACTTGCGTAGCTTGCTCCATAAGCCACCAAGTTCCTTGCCGATAGCCACAACTTCATCAGCAGTGTCTTTAATCTCAACAAAAGATTCTTTTGCTTGTTTATAAAGTTCACAGCCAGCTTGAATCTGTTTGACAAGTCCTGCCGCCATGAGGCAAATCGTGATTGGGTCAATTTCAGTCTCCTACTCTGTTTGTGCGTTGGATAACACATTAAACATTAGTGGATAGTCAAGTTCAGGGAATAAGCCAGTGACCTTTCCAACTTGTTTAGCAGTCTTACCAGCCATATATGCTGATTCACCAACTAATCTAGGTGAAGATGCGGCTAAATATCCAAAACCTAATGGACTTGAAATCTGACTTCCTAACAGTCCAGCAGTACCGAGAGTTCCAGCGGCTTGTATTCCTCTGGGAGTCAAAGAACTTAAAGCCTGACCAGCAAGTGCTGGCTTAATTGGTATGTTTCCAGCTTGCTCAAGTTGAGTTGCCAAGTTCATGCGCTGACCATAGTTTGCATTTACATTGTTACGCATGACTGATTGCAATTTACGCAAACCAGACTCGGCACTAGCCTTTTTCCCTAAAGACAAAGCACGCTCAATTTCCTTGATTTGGTCAGCAGTTTCAGCATACTGCTTCATTGTGTCAGCGTATGTTGGGGCTTGTCTTTGAATGGTTGATTTGATTGAGTTGTAAATATCACCAACAACAAGCCTTGAACTCTTTTTCTCAAAAGGTATTGACTCAAGGACATCACCAACTGATTGTTTTAAAGCATCAAGACCTTCAGGCGTATGGTAAGTTGCAGGGTCTGAGTTCTTCCAATCGTCAATGATTTTCTGAGCCTCTTGCACTTTACCCAAAGCATAATCGCTTTTGACTTTACCTTTAAAGGTAATTTTGTCCATAGCATTTTTTAATGCTGTATCAACATCATCAAACCTCAATACTGTTTGATCTGTTTTAATGTTTGCCATATTTGCACGATAAGCCTGTTGCTGTTGCTTAGTCATTGCATCAAGGTTTGCTTTTGCGTCTTCAAGAACCTGAAGTTGGTCAGCAGTGCCACGCAAATTTTCTGTGAAAGACTTGGCTTTTTCACCACCTTCTTTACCAGCTTGGTATGCTTGCTGAACAGCCTCAGACCCTGCACCAGTAGTCATGCCTAAAGTTGGAGCAACTGCTTTAGCACCATAAACAACTGGTGCGGCGGCTATTCTTAATGGGTCTGTAACTTTTGCGGCTGTTGTTAGAACCTTTGATGCTGTACTAGCTTTAGGTACAAGACCAGCACCACCAGTAAACACAAGAGAGGCATCAGATAGAACACCAGCAGGGTCAGTAGCTAATGCTTGCTTTGCACTTTCAACGCTTCCATATCTGTTAACCATAAAAGCACCAACTTGTTCAGCAGACTTCTCGCCTTTAAGTCTCATCTGCTTTGCCAAGTCAGATTCAAAGAAAGGCTCTCCAAGAACCTTTGATGTCGCACCAACAAACAAAGTTCCCAAATCTCTTGCTGTTTGTACAGGGTCTGTAACAGCACTAAAGACATCACTTGCCATGTTGTACAAAGAACTTGGGAAGTTCAAAATCGCACCAGTTACAACCTCAGTTGTAGATAGTGATTTTTCAGATTTAGGTTGTTGCTTTGTTGTTTGTCCTACTGTTGGTTGGCTTGTCGATGGGGATAAGCCTTGTTCACGCTCATATTGGTCAATTTGAGCATCTGTATACCCTGCCGCTTTAGCGGCTACACGATCAATTTTTGCCATGATTTATCTCTTTCCGCCAGTTATACCCAATGGGTTTGTATTGTCACGCTCGATCACAAAGCTAGACATAGGAGGTTTAATTCCAATTGGTTTTAAAGCATCTAATGCCGCCTTGCTGTAGCCTTGAACACGCAAAACATTGTCAATTTTGTTATATGCCTTTTGTGCAATTTCTGCTTGTCTTCTTAGGTTCTTTTCAGCTTGAGTTGAATTCATGCCTTTTGTCACCATTGCTTTTTCAAACTCAGCTTTTTCTGGCGCAGTCAATGCCGAGCCAAACAAATCATTTCTAACTTTATTGATGTTGTTTTGATAGTCTTGCCACCATTGATAAAGTGCAACACTTTTTTCATCACTTTGCTTACCAGCCGCAAAAACTGCAACCTCACCAACCGCATTAGTTCCAAAACCAGCAAATTCTGGCTTGAATGATTCATAAATATTAACAAGGTTATCCACACCTGTAGATTGACCAGCAAGTTTTGTTGCATCGCCAAATTTAATTTCTTTGCCATCTTTAGCTTTTTCTGCTTTAGCAGTTGCCTCATCCAACTTCATTCTTTGCTGGAATGCGGCATTTTGTCGTGCCAGTGCAAGTTGTGACTGTGCCAATGCAAGATATGCTTGTGAGTTCTCAAGACCTTGTGCTCTCAAAGCCGCCATTGAATCTTGATTGGCTTTTACTTGTGCTTGATTTTGCTCAAACTGTTGAATTCTCTGAGTCATATCAGTTAATTCTCTGAACTTTACATCAACCTTTTCAGGGTCAATCATTCCTTTAGCAAAACTACTTGAGTATTGAGTTGCAAGAGTTTTTACATTTACAGGAATGGTTGGGTCTTCAAGGAATACCTTGAATGGGTCTTCTTCTGGCGCACCAGCCGCACCTAATTGACGCAAAGGTTTAAGAACTTCAGCTTGTTGAGTAATTAACGCACGACCTTCAGGGAAAGAAAGCAATTGTTCTTTGACAGCTTCATCAATAGTTCCATCAGGTTTTTTGAGTTTTCTAAACAACTCATTAGCTTGATTCGTACGAAATTTGGCAAGTTGTTTTTCTTGTAAAGTTTCAATACCTTGAACACCCTCAAGTCTCTGCTTGACAATGTTTGTACCAACTTGACCATATTCAGAAATCAGTTTATTTGCAACATTCTGATTGAATGTTTGAGTTTGTGGGTCAAGCAGTGGTGTTGTTGGCTCACCAGTGTCAGGGTCTATACCACTGGCTATGCTTAATGCTCTGGACTCCAAGCCACGCTGTTGCATACCCTGACCACGCTCAAGCAAATACTTATCACGCTCAAAGCCACGAGCCTCTGCAACAGCAGATTGCTCTTTCGCCTTCATCATCTCATTACGCAAAAGGAATGCCGCTTCTTGGTCACCAGTTTGTAGTGCCGCTTGAATTGCTTGAGCATAAGAATCAGGATTGCTTGGGTCAATCATGCCAATCAATTGCTGACGCTGAGTGATCTTCTGCAACTGTGGGTCAACACCACCCAAAGCACCACCAATGGCACGACCTAATTGCTGTGCGCCAAGAGCAATACCATACTGTCCTTGTTGCATAGGGTTGAGTTCAGCCATACGCAAGGCACGAGCCTCCATAGCGGCTTGACGCTGTTGCTCATACTGCTGTGGGCTTGCGAATAAACCTAAGATGTCTGATGTAGCCATGATTTATTCCTTAAAAATCCATTGGGTTTGCATATGACGCATCAAATGCAGATGACCTGTACCTATCATTAAATGATGGTGCTGTTGCATAGTTGTACAACTTAGATAAGCCTTTAGCCACACCACTACCGAATTCAGGACTTCTACCCAAGTTCATCAAGCCAAGTCCTATGTCGCTGTTTTCATTTGCACGCTGAATGGCTGTAGCCGCACCCATACCACCAGCTAACAAACTTCTTCCAACACCAGCACCAGCTTCAGCAGAACGACCGCCTAATGCAGAACCTAAAGTTAAAGGCTGTTGTCCAAGTTCTTCAATGCTAGAACCAGCCCCCAAATAGCTTGTGAATGGTAATAGTGCGTTAACTTGACCCGCTGAATACAAGTTATAAATATCTGAACCTGTACCAAACAATCCAGCACCAAATGCAGTTCTTTGTCTTCCAGCTTCCTCTGCTCGTTGAGCAAGTTCTAAATCTTGTTGGGCTATTGCGTTGTAATAACTTTCCAATTCAGGCTGACTTGCACTTAAACCCAATCCACCACCGGGGCGCAATCCTGTACCGCCTACAGATAAACCACCACGACCTGATTGGAACAACTGGTTTTGCAACTGTGCATATTGACGCTCACGACTAGGTGCAAGCAAGTTGTACTGACTCTCCATATACTTCTGTGCAGTTTGTTCTGGAGTTTGATCTAAATATCTACTACCTAAATTAAACAAAGATTCAGCCGCACCAAGAGTAGGTCTTAGCATGGCTTCACCCGCCTCTGCCTGACCCAACCCTCTTTCTGTTAAGCCCATCAATCTATCTTGATAGCCTCTTAATTCAGGGCTAACCTCATAACCAGCACCAGACAGATAACCTTGAGGATTGAACTGAAAGTTAGAACTGCCATAGCGAGTAGTTACACCTACAGGGCGAAACTTAGCCGCTTCAGCCGCAATTCGTGCTGATTCAAGTTGGGCTTTTGCCGACTCTTGAGCCGCACGATTGGCTGATCTACTTTGCATCGAACCACCAAGTAGTGATGCGCCCCCCATAATTAATGCGGCTGTTACTGGCATCTTATTCCCCTTTAATCAAAATTTCATCCACTTTAGACGGGTCTTTCTCGTCAGTGGCATGAATACAAAACCAAACACAATCTGTTATCGCTTTGACTCCATGAGTCAACCCTGCTTTAATCTCAATACACGCTGGTGCAGAAACAATATCAATCTCAGTACCACGCAACACAGCAACCTTGCCATGCGCCAATATCGACAAATGACTGAAGTCATGCGTATGCTTCAAGATGCTCATTCCTGCCGTAAAGAATGACTCTTTGGCATACAACCCATCACTGAAATGATGAGTAATGCGGAATTCAGTGTCTTGAATCATTATGTTGGTTCATTTGTTTGCTGTTGAGTAGCCTGTGCTTCAGCCAATGCTTGTGCGTCTGCAAGTGCCTGTGCATCCGCAAGTGCTTGCGCTTCAACTTGTGCCGCTACCGCCGCATCTGCAAGTGCTTGCGCTTCAGCTTGTTGTGCCGCTACTGCCGCATCATGTGCGGCTTGTTCTTCAGCGGTGTACTGAATGATTGAGGTCACACCTGTTTGGACATTCACTTCGATTCTGTGTGTCATGGTTTATCCTTCGTACATGATGTTGATACTGCCAAAGTCAAAGGTGTCAGTAGCTGGTGAACCAACAGTGGTGATGCGAATCATATTTAATGTCCCAGCTAATGACTTAACGCCTGATACTGTGCCATTAAAAACTTCTGGTATATTTACTATTGACCCTGAACAAGTCCATATATTTGAACCAAAAGAAGATAGGGTTACTGACCCCGAATACTCGCTGATAGCTGAGCCTATGTAGGCATATGGAAACCCTGATGTAGCAGTCGCCCCTCTAGTTACATTACTGGTAGTCGTAATCATCGATGCCATTGATATATAGCCCGTAATTTCTGGAGTTCCGCTTACACCTAATTGTATTAAAGGTTGTGATGTTCCGCTCAAACTAACCCGATTAAACATCACAGTAATGCGCTTCGCCCATGATGGGATAGAAGTAAAGTCAATGCTTGTACCTGATGTAGAGGGAACAGCAGTGCCTCTGGTAATTCCCAGTATTGTACCGTCATTGATCGTGACGCTTGCTGAACCATCGATTACTGTGCTCATGCCCATGCTCCTACTGAAGTGTTAGAACCAGATGCACTAACTGGTGCAATGCGGATAAAGCTACCAATGGCAGTTGAGTATGCCCCGCCCGGTGCGGCTGATAGCGTGTACTGCGGAATGAATGTGCCGCCAGCGTTGATTGATACTGTGCCTTTTAGTAAAAATACGTATGATCTAAATGCGGCAGTCGAATTGCCAGTCAGAACACTGCTAGTAGCCGTTTGAATAAAAGATGCAGTAGTTGCTTGCTCGACCGTAGAAAAAGCAGTAGCACTGATGCTGTTGTACGCCTGATAAGCAATGTTGTTAATACTTGCAGTCCCGCCAAATCCTAACGCCACTGTATGTGAGTTTGTTCCTGCGGTTTTGCTTAATGGCACAATCATCTCAAACTCATAAACAGTGCTTGCTGACAGCGTTACACCAACACCAAATATGCTTTGTGCGCCAGTAGCGTTTGAGCCAACAACCGCAGAATTCAGTCTGTAATACTGTTGAGTTGGCACAATGCCTCGCTCAGTGCTGATAGGTGTAGCGGCAAAGATGGGGCTTGTGTATTCAATCTGCCCAGATGCGGCAGGACTTGATAGTGTGTCAGAAGTTAAAACAAGTATTGACATGATTATCCTTCGTAAAGAATGTTGACAGTGCCAGCAGATGGAGTAGTGTCAAAGGTATCTGCGCCTGTGGTGGTTAGGCGCACACGATCAAGTGTTCCACCAAGAGCTAAAAACCCATTGCTAAATGTTGTAGGGCCAGCATTAGATGAAGTGCTACCTGTAGATAACCAAGTATTTCCAGTTATTAGATTTAGCACCATTGTCCCAGTATATGTAGTGGCGGCGGCTACCCCAACTTTAGCAAGAAAACCAGTTGTTGGTGCTGAAACAGATGTGGAGTTAGTACCATCAATGCTTGCAACAAAACAAGAGTATCCTGATGTAGTAAAAGTAGTTGAGCCAATTTGAACTTGTATGTTGCTTGTTCCACTTGTAGACACGCCTTGAATCAGCACTGTTATACGCTTAATCCAGCTTGGCAAACCTGTAAATTCAATTGATGTTTGACCAGCGCAAGTTACCGCTGTCTCCAATGTATTGACAGCATTTGTCGCAGTGGCGGCTTGAAGTGTCAGCGTGTTAGACCCCGCAATAGCAGGTGCTGATACCGTTACAGCCCCGCTTGTGTCTCCTGAGATAACGATTGATGACATAGGTTTCCTTCTATAAAATTACCCACCTACTACCACTAGGAACAGTGACAGCAGTTGATGTTGTGATTGCGGTGCTAGATACAGTTTGAGATACTGAAACAGTATAAGTGCCTGTTGTTCCTGTGCCAGTTCCAAATGCACTAATAAATGTTCCAGCAGTTACACCAGTTCCACTAATGATAGAACCAACCACCAAAACACCAGAACCAGTTGAACCTGTGATTGTTAATGTTGTTCCAGAAATAGCACCTGTACCAGTGAAGTTAGCCGCAATGGTAATCGGGCCAGTAGCCATTGCATTTTTACCAGCAGTTATTGAGTACCCCATAGTCACAGTCTTGGAGTTCTCGTAGAAGATGTCATTGCCTGATGTACCAGTAGCACCACCACCACCTACAGATGCCCATGCTGTACCACTGTAACCCTCAAAGTTTGTAGTTGTAGTGTTAAATCTAATTTGTCCAGCAATGGAACTTGCAGGTCGTTGACCAGTTGTGCCTTTAGACAGCAAAACAGCACCAGTTGATGTGAAACTTGAATCAGCAGTTGCAGTTAATGTTGTGAAAGTACCAGCAAGGGCAGAAGTTCCACCAATTACCGCACCATTGATCGTACCACCGCTAATAGTTACTGTTGGGATTACAACAGTGCCTGTAAAGGTAGGAGAGGCAACATCAGCCTTTGAATTGACAGCAGTTTGGATGTTGTCAAACTCAGTATTGATTTCAGTACCTTTGACGATCTTTAATGGGTCACCAGAAGTTAAGGTGTCCTTAGTCGCAAAGTTGGTTGATTTGGTGTAATTTGTCATGGCATTCCTTTAAGACATTCTGCCTTGTTTGGTCTGAATTTCAATCTTCTGGATTGATAATTGAGATGAATTAACAGTTGTTTCATATCCAGTTTGGACAACTTTTCCAGAGCCAGAGCCATTTGCCATCAATGTCTGCAAAGCAACTCCTTCTGAATAGTAAGCAACTATAGTGGCATTTGCTCCATATTCTGCTATTCCATACTCAGAAACACCTTGGGCTGGAATCAGTATGTTTTGAGATTGATAGTTTGTTAGGAAATCATATCCCCACTTGATAGTCACATATTGATTGCTACCACCAATGACAACAGCACTGATCTTTTTTATGATTGATGTTTGTGATTGGTTGCCTAAATCAGCATGATTGGTATAGTAGGCAAATTGATAGGTACTTGTATCGTCAAGATAGCCAAAAAATTTGGCAACATATCCAGTTTTACCAATCAACAAATCGCCATTGCGTCTAGATAGAAATGATTTTGGCTCAATAGAATCCCATATTGTTGCTCTATACGAACCATCAGCAAGAGACTTTCTAGTATCAAAACAAAATACTTGCTTAACAGTAGGTGCTGTTATCAAGTAAAACGCTTCTCTTTCAGAGTAGATAGACTTGATATTTGCCATTGTCTCGCCTGACAATGTAGTCATCAAGTCATCACGCACATTTCTAGACAAGTCACGCTCTGGTGCTGACTTCTCTTGAATCGTTCTCATCAATGATCTGATGCCACTGTTGGACAAGAAGATAACATCTGTACTTGTAACCTGAATAGAATCTCTAGCAATGCAACCAATACCCTCAACAGTGTCGTGCAGAATCATTGTTGATGGTGAAGTAGCACCAGAATAAACTAATATTTGACGCTTGCCAAATATGAACAGAAATCCATTGTGTGCCGCTAAACCAGTGATCTCATCAGCACCATTGACCCAAACATTGTTAACATTCAATGAGCCAGCACTACCTGTTGCCCACACATGACCTGAAATCAAATCACTGAAAAATACAGTTGCATTGTTTGTTGTGGTTGTAGCCGCCCATAAACGACCATAAGCAGAGATGACATTGTTTGCATCAGGAACAGTCCCTACATAACCTGTCTTTTCAGAGACTCTGCGAAATGTTGTAGTAGATACAGCAGGGTCATAAATAAGTGGGTTGTGACCAGACTGAAAGAAATAAGTGATGCCATTCAATGATGCACATTGCCAATTGCTTGCGGTAATGGTTGGTGCTGTACCCCCACCCCCATAGGTCAATTCAACAAGTGCATTACTGCCATCAAGTTTGAATAATTTATTGTTTCCAGCCAATAAAACAGTCAATGTTCCATCTGCTTGGATAAGTTCATGTATCACGCCAATATCGTTAGAACCAAGAGTTCCTGTTGATGAATTGACTTTTGTCCAGCCTTTTCTACAGCCAATACGACCATACTGGTCAATCACGCAATTAGTCGCAACCAAGGCAAATCCACTCTGCAAATCAAGTGGAGAGTCTTGTGTATTCAACCCAAAAAAGCCGGGGGCTGATACTGATGAAACTTGAATTTGTTGGCTCATACTGCCACAAACTCCTGATTCTCAGGATAGCGAGTGCCTTCTAAAGCAATGTAGTCAGACAACATTGACTTGTACAACAGATAAGCCTCAGATGAAGACAGACCACCATCTTCACCACGCTCTACCAATGCACGAGCATAAGCATTCTGAGAGACTAAAGTGTCAGCAACAGAAACAATAGTTGCATCTGATGACAAAGTAGCTTGTGGCACTGTTAATGAAAACTTGATTGTGTATACACCATCAGGTATTGGGTAAAGATTTACCTTGGTGTTATAGCTACCATCAACTCCATCAAAAGCAAATTCTGTAGGTATTGAATTGACTAGTGGTGTGAAGTTTAGCTTGCGGTTCATGTCCACAAAGCTGATGTTTATCAAGCCAACATTGCTTGTGGTATTGATTACATCCATTACTTGAAACTTCTGTCCTGCGCCTGTCAAAGAATAAGATGAAGTCGAGGCCACTGTAGAAACAGTAACGGTTTGACCTAAAACATTCCACGCAAAAGCATCTTCAATTTGACGCTTTGCATCATTAACAAATTTGCCAATTAAAGTTGAATATGCAGTTTGTACAACTGTAGATACAGTAGGTTCACGCAACCTTACGAGGACATCGTTTACAAGTTCTAGATAAGTCATCTGCTTCCAGCCTTTGCTTTGTTCCTGTCGGATATAGCTTTAGCTTTTGCCTTTGCGTCAGCCTTTGAGGATGCACCCCATGCCTTGAGCGAAAGAAGCAGTCTTGTTGGTTCACCTTTCTTGTACTCTGCACCGCTGTTACCAGCCATACGAGCCAAGAAACTTGCTCTGCGAGGGTTGTCCCCCGACTTTACTGGTGCTTTCAAGTTGCCACCAGTTTCTGCATTATAAGATGCTCTGCCCTTGGCATTCAACCCCCCTTTGGGATTTTGACCAGCTTTTGTTTGCCAAGTAGGTGATTTCATCTTTTACCTCATCTGTAACTAGCCGTTTTCTTTGCAATCTTTTTTGGTTGCTTTACAAACTGTTTACCAGCCGC